AACATAATCACTGAATTCAGGTTCATGTAGATACTCATAATACATTTTTGCAGCTAAATATTGTTTGTATGTAATGGAATGTGGCTGAGATTGCAAATTTAAATTTTCAATCATTTGTTCTACGGTAGATAAATTTGAAATAAGAATATCTTTATTGCTGGAATATAACCTTGAACCCTGAGTAACTACAAAAATTATAGTGTCAAGTTTATTCCGGTGCTCACAAAATTTCTTATAGGAGTAGAAAATGCTAGTACAATTTTTAGCATAAATTTCTACGTCTAAACTAGAGTCACTAGCAAGTATACTAGGCCAACCTATATGATTTATATCTGTTATTACATCGTTAGAATCACGATGTACACAATCAGCATAACTATCCCCAAATATTCCTACTTTAATTTTTTTGTTTTTAATTTCAAACATATATCTCTTTTAATTCTTTTACTTTATTGAATATCATCTGGTAATATTTCCTCTAATACAGTTTCACCCTCAAAGTAATGAACATGGTAAGTTTTGCCTGCATGTTCATATACCTCAGTGAAAGAACGTTGATTGTTGCTTGACTCCATTGGCTCTAATAGATTGAACACAGTAAACAGATGGTCACGCTCGGTGCCTTCTATCGTGCGTTTATTAGGACCCATTACTTTGCGCAAAAAGACTCTTGCCTCTTCGGACGTCATATTGTTAAAATCAAGTGTTTTTGCTATTACAGTCACAGTTACGTCCTTGGTTGCAATCACGTTGACAACCACCTGGCAATCTACGGACGATTGACACGGCAACCGCAACTACGATTATTAGAATTAGTAAGTTCATCACTTACCTTTGTTTGCAATCTGCAAGAATTCTGCACGAGCCGCCGGGTCAGTTTTGAACCCACCACCTAATCGACAAGTAACAGTAGAACTACCGGTATCCTCAACGCCCCTAGACTTCACGCAATAGTGCTGTGCGTCAATCATAACTGCAACATCTTCTGTGTCAAGGATGAACTGTAAGGTGTGAAATATCTGCTCTGTTAAGCGTTCCTGAATTTGCGGACGTTTACTGAAATATTCTACGATACGATTGATCTTACTAAGCCCTAAAACTTTTTGCTTAGGGACATAAGCTACAGTAGCCAATCCGTCAATGACTACAAAATGATGTTCGCAGTTAGATTGAACATTAACATTACGCTCTACAACCATTTCGTTGTATTGCATTTTGTTGTCAACTGTTGTACATTTGGGGAATGCTTCACAGTCTAGTCCCCAAAAGATTTCATTTACATACATCTTAGCAACACGTTTAGGTGTTTCAATAAGACTGTCATCAGACAAATCTAAGCCCAATGTATGCATGATATTTTTGAAGTAACCCTCAATCATATCAATCTTTTCTTTGCGGTCGTAATGATTGAAGTTTGGCATCAGAGGTGTTTCGACCCCCATCTTAACCAAATATTCGTGTACTTGTTGACCCAACTCTGGATCTGTTTTTGTTTTATTATAACTCATGATAACCTTCCTTTGTGATGGTTTTATTTTGACATTGTGTTACCGTTGTGTAACACAAGTATTTATCACTTTGATTTAGTAACTGATTTTTTTGATTTAGCCTTAACTGCAGGCTTCATATTAGCAAGTCTAACACTTTTAATCGCTTCTCTAACATCATTTAATAGTGCCTCATCATCCCATTTTAATTCAGTACGGCCATCTGAATAAGTAGTCACCGTTAAGTGACTACCTTGTTGTATTGATGTTGGCAATGAACTCACTTCTGCAAGTTGAATTTTCTTGCGAGCCATGTTTAAGCCTTAGCTTTTGCTTCTGCACGTGCGGCTTTTTCTGCTGTAATTTCATTACGGCGAGCCTTAACTGCTTTAGCTAGTTCTGCAAGGGCCTTGCGGGCCCGCGTACCTGCGGCAGCGTTACCTTTGTTAAACTTATCATTCTCAGCATTGTATGCTGCCAAACTTGTTTCAATATCATTTTGTGCGCTCATAATTTCTCCTTAATATTTAGATTCGCGGGTATGTTTTCTATAGTCAGTGGACATTCTCAACATACTCTGTCCATTGCCTTCAAGGATATCAACGATACGATCAATCGTACCATCATTGTAGTCGCTGATTTTGCCTATATCAGCATGTGGCTTCTTCAATAACTTTTCAAGTTTATCCAACGCATCTGTTATAGACCAGGGTATGTACAATCTTTCTGGATCGTTAGAAAATGTTTCAGGGAAAGAGCGATACGCTGGATACAGTACATTACATCCAAGAGCATCTGCCTCTGATACGGTGTTTGACACCCAATCTTGCAAAGCACAATTAAAAACAACACGGCTATTGTTGACGATATCATAGTAGTCATCTTTTTCTAGATCCTCATAGATACGCAATAAATCACGCTCAACTAAATCATGTGTACGCTTCATGTAGCTATCATTGTTACTTCGTAGTTTAGCACCACTGCAAATACAAAATTCTACATTATTGTTTGGGTGTCGTTTATTCCAACCTTCAATGACATCCATATAGAAGTCTGGTTGTTTTTCTTGATCCCATCGTGCTGAAAATACTACTCGGTTTTTGCGATCATGGAATGGAATAATTTTGTTTACTCTATTCATTACTTCACTCTTACCAAATGCTAGCCCGCTGATATTGTAGATCGGGGCTTCCCAACCTGCAATCTTCATGTTCATGACCATTTCTTCATTAGTTGCGAGAATAGCACCACCGCTCTGGCTAACCGCCTCGCAGACCATCTTCTCGTAGGAACCCATCCACTTGGCCATGCCCCAAACGTGAACAAAGTCATCAGGATCGATTGACTGCGCAAGACAGCGGACAAATATCTTAGGGCGATGTGCTTCGCTAACTTGATTAAGAATATAAGGCAAGCTCTCAAAGCCCGGTTGAAACATGTCTTCAAAGTAGATAACATCTTCACTGGTAACTTCCCCTGCCTTCATCATCTTAACTAGGTTCATCAATTGACTCATACCGAAGTATGAACGACCATGTGCATCTAATACTTGACCTGTTACAATAGATTGATCATTGCTCAGTGTTTCTCCCGGAACAATTACATAGTCTAATCCTCGTTTGTAAAACACACGAGCATTCCATTCTTGTAATTGCAATGTATATCGTGCTTTGTAGGGCTCAAGGCCCATGTAGAATAATTTTCTCATGGTCGTGCGAGTAAGTCTGCCCATTGATCTCTTGCACCTTTGCCAGTTGCAAATTTATTATATTGACGATATACGTAACTGCGCATATTGTACATTTCTGCTTCGTCAAATTTATAACCAAAGTCTTGACAGAATGTAAGATACTTTTCCAAGTCTTCAAAGATTTGACGAACACGTGGGTTAGATTGAAATTGTTGTTTTGCCATTTTGTTAATCCTTTAAATAGCTAGTTGTTGATAAGGTTTTGTTGTGTTGTAATAAATCGTTGCACCGTTCTCGCCGTCTTCGGAGACAGTAATCTCAATGTTACGATCGGGATAGCGAGTAGCAATAACTTCATAGAGGTCATCACTAATCATTTCACAACTCTTGTAATTCAATTCAAGTGTTCCGCCTTTATAGAGATTTTCTAACCAGCGTTTAAATTGAATGAATTCAATATCCCTGTCGTTGTGAAATACTTCAATCGCCACATTAAAGTGAAAGATGTGACGATGTGGAGTTCCTAAAAAGCTAACATCATATTCATCACCCGTTGCGAGTAATGGGTCTGTTGCCGCTGCCGGGTACATATGAATACCCTCTTTTTGAAATGTGACAAAGATCATACGCTTGGCATGATGCTTAATACGTACACGTTTTTCTGTTTCTGCTTGAATATGTTGTTCCATGTTATTTCCAATAAGGGCCCCACGCCCAACTTATTAATGACCATCGTGTACCAGAAGTAATGGGTTTTACTTCATGTGAAAAAATGCTAGGAAATATAGTGACACTACCTTTAGACTTGGCACATATGTCTCTACCTAACACTAACAACTCGCCACCGGTATATTCTGACCTGTCAGTCAATTGTACACTCATTGTTATCTTTCTGTCTATGTCTTTGGTTAAACTGTAGTAATTATCTACGTGTTTACCAAAGAAATCTCTAGAAGTGTATCTTTTAACTTCATATGGTTCAACGAAATCAATATCAAATCCCAATCTGTCAATAGATTGTTGCCATATTGGTTGCAACATTTGATGGACTTCATGCTCTAACTGAAGCATACACGAATGAAAACTAATACTAAAAACCTGTGGATATTTATTAATACCTTTAGCCAACTTGTCAGTTGCAAAATTAATAATACTATCACAAATATCCGGGCTAATTGCGTTATCAATAACAATAACTCGCTTATTAATATCCCATTCTATTTCCGGCTTAGGTATATTGGGAATTAATTTAATATTATCGGTCATCATCTAAATCTACTGTTTCATGGTCATGATCCCATTGAGCACGATTCATTTGTCTAAGTTCTGTCATGTATTTTGAACTAGCTTCACGCAAGCTAGCAATTTTTTTAGGATCAGCATTACCTGCTTTTTCTAACTGAAACAACTGGTTTTCTACTAAACGATATGATTCTTCTAATGTCTTTATACGACTTCTATATGGCATATTATTCTCCTAATACTTCATTGATTGCATCATCACTGTCTTCAATGACTTCATCAACTTCTGATTCATCACTATTTATTTCAAATAACTGATCAAACATTGTCATGGCATTCATTGCTTTTTTACCACTGAACCCTTGACTACCTGACTTCATTTGCATCCAGAAGCTACTATGCGATTCTATCATAGCTAGACTCTTTTGTCTATCTTTCTGTGCAAATATACTATCAACTATTTCACCAAAGTGTTCTTCATCGAATTGATTCATAACCATTTTGGGCATTATACCCTTCTCATATTGGCGATTAGCTTCTTGTACCGCTGACATATGGGTATAGACATTATGACTTTGTAACAATGTATAACTTAATGTATCCCAACTTGTTTTAGTTTCTTTACCATGCTGTCCCAAGAATCCTTGACCTCGATAGCAAAGGTCCTTCATGGTTAACATATCAGTAACCGGACTGTCTGTAAATTGTTTATGTATTCCCTCAGCTAGACATGCATCTCTAAATTTACGATTATCGTTAGAATAAGATTTCTTTTCAGCAGTCTTTTCCATTTGATATGACCATTTTTTATTATGCTCAATCGCTGTATTGAAATAAGCTAGACCTTTAGCCGCACTAAAGAATGGACTTGCACAGTCAAATGTAATAGTTAATTTTGGATTATGATACTTGCGAATAGCTTTCTGAATGTCAGTGAACAATACAGCATACTCTAAGATAGACACACCCAAACAGTGAATCAAATCATGCTTACCTTCAACTAACAATCCATCATGTATGATGTTAACAAGTCTGCGCAACATCAAGTGTACGTCAATCTTATTCTGACCACCGAACGCCCAACCATTAAAGTGATTCTCTGGATAGATGTTTGGATCACAATACTTCTTCATTTCTTCATACCAATCATCTGATTGTGTATGATTACGTCCTTGCAATACGTTTAAGAACTTGCAATTGCCGTTACGATTTTGAATGAAGTATTCGTTGTTAATATGAGTCGCAGTAATAGCTTCTTCAATCGTACTGATACCGTGAGCAGATTTACCTGTCTTAGGATCCTTGATATGAAAAGTTGACAATGACTGTGATGGAATATCCAAACACATACCGTAGTCCATGTATGTATCCATCCAGTTCAACACGGCTTTACGCTTTACCATAGCACGTGGGCAGTTAGGATCTTTCCAATCAGCAGGCCACTGACATTTCAAAATTTGAAAGCCACCACTGTCACCCAACATGAAAGTACCTTCTTCACGCTCTCTGATAATAGACTCACTAGGATCGTTTATAGTAGTATCTAAGTTAGCATGACCAGCAGAGTACAACCCCCACTTATAGTAGTACAAACCTTCTTTACTGTTAAGAAAGTTTAGTTTCTCTACATCACCGTTGAATTGTGCAGGTATACGTGCGGCGTCAAAGTATTGCTCACCTTTGCGTTGCTTACCTAAGCCAGAGATATAAAAACTACTGACAGCCGGTAAGAACAATGCCCAATCGTTGTTGTGACTTGCTGATAGGTTTACTTGTTTCATTAAACTTTTTCTTCTTCTTTTATCAATGATAGAACAATATTAAGTTGTTCTTCTTTTTGCTTAATCTGATCCATGAGGTCTCTGATAGTAGGATTAGTTTCTGCTAATCGTTCAAGTTCAGCTTCTTCTTGCATCTTCTTTTCAGCCCACTTGAGTATATTGATAGCGTCCGGTGATAGATTAACCTGAGCACTGCCACCACCAACCGTCATCCAGCTATTACCATCAAAGACTTTCAAACTGTGAGTGGCTGAATCATATGATATAGCTCCTTGCATTGGGTTAGCATTGTGGTTCAAGTAAGGGGTTGCCCCCTTACTGCTATTCACTATCATATATTCGCCACCGTAAACGTAATCAATCATTTTGAGTTAGCTGGTAACAAATAACGATATGTTGCTAATCCACTATTGACTGTGATTTCAGTTGCACCTGCATCAGCAATACGAACTGTTTTGTCACCAGGCAGATCCATAATAGCCAAGAACACTTTGACAGGCCAATTCCATGTTTTATTCAATGATCCAGTGACAGTTGGTTGAAATACAAAGTTACCACTGTGAGTACTTGGGTCACCGAAGTTGATCTTCAAGTCACCATTAACTGTAGTCATTGTAAAATGCTCTTGTTCACTGTTAGCACTTGCTTGCTTCTTTAGTCGCTGAATGCCAGCGATAGTAGGTTCAAACTCAACATTCCATGTTGTTCCCTTGAACGTGACACTCTTAACTTTTTCTTCAACAATTGCTTTGCTCATTAGTCGATAGTCGTTTACAAAGTCACCTGATTTTGTTTCAAAGTGAATTGTAGTAGGGACATCTACACCGTCACGATTAGTGGTAGTAACACTAATCTTAGCATCAGTGTCATAGTCATCAAATCCTAAAATTGTTTTTAGTTTTCCTAGATTAGGCATACCGAACACGCCCGCAAAATCAGCAATTGGACTCGCAAGAGTACCGCTTACAATAACAGACTTATCATCTGCAATTGCATTGATTTGTGTTTCTTGGTCAGTACCAGTGACTTTAATCAAGTCTACGTTACCTAGACCCTGTGTGTGTTGAATTAAATCTTGTAAATAATCTTTCATGTTTTTCCTTTATATACCTATTTAGGCAGTTATGTTGTGTATTGTAGTGGAATTTATTACGTAATGCAATAGCAATTCACCCGAAGCTGAATAAATCATCGAACGTGCTGTTAGTATCTGTACTACTACGAATGTCCCATCCTAGTACTCCGAGCAAGTTATCAATTTTTTCATCGACCAACGTCTTTTCCATCTCCGCATCATCGAATGGTAACTCTATAAACCATTTGGGTAATCGCAATTCATCAACGGGATAAGCAATGCTTGTAAAACCCAATGCGTTAGATTTAAGTTTACAAACAATAACCTTCATACCGTCAATAATCTTTTGACTATATTGATCTCCATGTACTCTACGCAAATAGTTATAATTAAGTGCTGCCCTAACGTGACCAGGCATGTTAGCTTTACCCGATGCACTCTTAGTTTCCAAGTCACCGTAGTATGTGAGTTTGTTCACACCTTTAGGAGACCCTTTAGTCCAGCTATCCTGCGCTGTTAGTATCCTCTTGAAGTCTTTAATTGCTTCAATAACTTCATCACGATCTTTACCTTGTTGCAGAACCATTTGTAGCACATTCATCAAAAACTCTTGTACATACTTAGGAGTATCTGCACGTTTCAAGTCAAGACCCATTGCTTTGATATCACCCATTTTGCCTTCTTTATCTTTACGTTTGCCTTCTTTATCAAAGATATTGATAGCATAACGCTTTTTAGTAATAAAGATAGCACGATCACCGATCAGTTCTCGACCAGCTTTGATGATTTCACCATTCTTACGAGGAGCATGAAATGCTTTCTCCATGAATTGCGGGAAGCTATTGTTTGCTTCGTCAGCAATACTATCGTATAAACCAATGCACAACTCTTTATCCCAGTGTAGTTCACCCTTATCGATTTGTGGCTTTAGTGTAGTATATGCAGAGAAATAACATGAGTCAGTGTCACCATATACAATTGCTTCACCGTCATGCGTATAGTCTCCGGCAACAGTCTGATTGATTTGACTCATCATATGTTTAACAATTTGACGACCACTCAACGTAACTGACTGCCCAATGCGCTTATCATAGAAACGGCAATGCTCGTTCAACAATGCGCCATATGCTGAGTTCAATAAAATCTTACGCACAAGCTGACGCTTATCATAGTATTCAAACTTATCAGTACCGTATGCTTCTTTAGCAAGCTTTTGAGTTTCTTTACGTTCACTATACCAACGTGTAAGTAGACCGGGTACAACACCTTCTTTTTCATAAGTAAAGATTGTACCATTAGCACTTAACATCCAGGGCTTGTGACTGTCAAAGATCATCTTCCAGATTTCTGCCGCAGACATTTCTACGCTACGACCATCTTCGTAGTCTACCCACAGCATAGTACCACGTTCCTGTGACATAATTGCAGTGTACTCTAGACAACTAAACAATCCTTCCCACAAGATAGCACCAGTAACATCATCGTCTCCGTCCTTGTATCTTTTCTTTTCCATAGCAAGGCGAAGACCTTTTTGTTTCATGTACTGGTCAGTGAGTGTTTGTCTGACTTGTGCAACGATGGTTTCTCCACCCATGTTGAGGGCGCGAATAACCGAGGGATAGAGCGAGTTGATGTCAACTGCACCGACCCATTCGTGCATTCCTCGCTTCGGCGTAGCAACGAAGGCACCTGCTGCCTGTTGGATTTCTTCTTCATTTTCAACCTTTCGTTTTTTATCTGGAACAACTAGCCCACGTTCATGAGCCTCATTAAAAATTGCCATTTCAATCATTGCTACTGAACCCATAACTGTTGGAAGCAGTACTGTGTTCTCATGTGCAAGTTGATTAGCTAATTCTAAAAACTTAAGTTTGTTGTGAATCTTCACTAACAACATGGTATCTTGTCTGTTGTATTCAATAAACTTTTTAAAGTCTTTGTTATACAATTGGTCAAGCGTACCTTCATATTGTGTTTTGTTTTCACCGACTTCCATCTCACCGATAGAGTCAAGCTTATAACTGTGTCGTGATTCATAGTTATACTTTTTGTACAACTGTAGATAGTCTAAGTGAATACGACCTACTAAGTCATAAGTTGTTTCACTTTTACCAAAACGTTCGTATTCTCTAGCTTTAGGAAGTTGACCCATCAAGCAAAACTTGCGTGTGTCATCTTTACTCATGACTCTAGTAACACGATTAACCATGTAGGGAATATCATAGCCCTCTGAGTTCCAGCCAGTCAGTACATCAGCATCTTCAATCAACTGAAAGAAAACATCAAACATTTCCTTCTCAGTTTTGAAAAGCATTGTATTTTCAAATTCATTTACAATCTCATTGGCTGTCTCTGTAGTCATATGCTTGGGAGCAATGACTAATGTAATACACTGGTCAAGCCAATCTAAGTAACAACTGATAGCTGTTACAGGATTGAATGGATCGCTAGTGGGACTAAAGCCCTTGACAGGGTCAAAGTCTACTTCAATGTCGAAAAAGCAAGTGTGAAGTTTAGGTGCATCGATTCCAAGATAATTCTCTGAAAGACAACGGAACACTACATTCACATCACTTTCAAACAATTTCTTGCCTGAATGGATGCGTTTTTCTTTTTCGAACTCTTGACGTTTGCGAGTACTAAACCTACTAACCGGATCACCGTAAATACTACGATGCTTACCTTTGTTATCAGGATAGTACATCACATAGTTAGTAGGGTATTCTTTGTACTGCCGCTTGCCGTTATTATCCCGTTCTACAACATAGATGCGGTCTTCATCCCTGCTGTGAATAGCATCAACATAACTCATAGAGTTTTGCCGACTGTTTCCAAGATAGTGTTGAGTTCATCGTGGTCTTTGTTAGTTTGACCTAGACTTGCTTTGTGGGCAATTTTGATTGCTTTCTTCAATGTAGAAGCTTTGATTTCCAATTCTTCTGCTACTGCTTTAATTGTGTCGTTCAATCCACCATTCAATGTATCAATTTCGTGCAATACAGTCATGCCCTCATTGACTAACTGAGTTAGTTTAATCTTTGCGTCACCGTTAAAGGTTCTGTTATAATCTGACATAGGTTCTCCTTAAATAATTAGTTAGTATACTTGGTCTGTGTAGAGAAGTCAACTATTTTGCTTGCCTTCGACAATCTTCTTGACCAAAGTATGAATTCCCGGGTTGACTTTTAATACATGCGGCATCATTTCATTGCGAATATAATTTCTTGTGTATTTGGTATCCTTGTTTGATTGATCCTCAATCCAAGGAACAGAATGACGCTCACACCAAGAAACGAATTCTTGTTTGCGGGTAGTTAGAAACGGTCGTAATACATTGTTGCGAGTAAGTGGGATAACTTTAGCTGTGCCATGAAGACTAGACCAAATATATGTTTCTACACAATCGTCTAAGTGATGGCAAGTAATGACTGGACCCAAATGTTTGAAGAAATCATACCGCTCTCTACGCCAATATTCTTCTTGTGATTCTTCTTTGAGCTTCTCCGATCGACAAATACCCATAATCATGGGTAGGCGATGTACTGTACAATACTCGGCAACAAATCTATTGGCATTACTACCATGCTCTGTTCCATGATTGAAATGGGCAATAGTTACATCGTGTTTTCGTTTCAGAAAGTCAACAATAGCCATACTATCTACGCCACCGCTACATGCAATAGTGATTTGTTTGGGTAGTGGAACGGTGAGTTTAATCATCTATACATTATAGCATAGATTGACAATTATTGAAAGATGTGATGGTTAGCCTTGCCGTATATTTTAATATACTTTCCGGCTAACATGTCCGCCATAGACTCAATTGGGCTACCCGGATAACTATCACCCGGATCAATCATATCTAGTTCTCCTTGACGGACATGAACCAATTCATGGAATACAGTGCGTAATATGTCAACTAAGTTACGGTTCTTAGCATATACCCAAATCTTATCATCACCCATTATGTGCCCACCGGTATGATGATTAGTTTGTGCTTCTTCCGTGTCCATGCTTAGTTCGACATGCGGTTTATTTTTAATAGATAGTTTGTCACATGCCCATTCGCAAAATTTGTCAACTTCCTGTTGTAATTCTGCATCAACATCACTCTCATCTAATTTATTAGTTATCCATTTATCAGGAGTATTGTTATATTTTTTCAAAAAAAGATCATGAAGGGCTCTACCAGTAATGCGGTGTTTTTTAGCGATACCCTGCATTAGTCTATCGATAGTTGTGTAATCGTGCTTTTCCAATGATGGTAGCTTTTTTGCTAGTTCATTAGCAGCCGATTCTGATAATACTTCTATAAACCTCATTATAGCACTACAACTTATTCTTCTTGGGTTTGTGTATGAGTAATGCCTTGATCTTGCAACCATTCAGTATAAAAATTGATAGTATCCGGATGCGTCTTCGATTCTTCCGTGTTGCTACGTAATACCCAAGCATCAAGTGCTTCTTGACCTTTTTTTGCACGTATCCAATCCTCTTGCGACATAAACTGTTTCTCAGATGTAAACACGTGTGTTGTTTTACCAACTGTAACTGTTATTTCAACCATATCAATTCTCCTATGTAATAGTATTTATGCTTTGTGTAGATAAGCGCAAAGGTGCCCACTCTTTCTTAGTAATTTTAGTGAATAAAACTTCTAATAGAAACAGATCAATTTTTGTAACTTTTAGTTAAGGGGCCAATGATCTGGTTTGCAAAGTTCTTATGCAATTCTTTACCAAAATGTTTACCATCGCGGGCAAGAGTTACAGGTATTTTTGTATCATTGAATATTGGTAACAATTTATCACTGTCTTTACCTAAATACCTTACAATATGTTTGTAAGTTAAATCACTCCAAGAACTAAAAAATACTTTTATATTTTTTGATGCAGCAATGCTTAAAATGTGATTTAAATTACGGTACAGGTCAACAAAAAAATGTTCGTCATCTAAGTACATAAATGTTGTTTTTAACTGTGAGTGGGTTTCGTCACCGGGTAGTAGATTTCTGCCTACTGTCAAGTTTATATGGTCAATTGCAGGATGTTCGACTCTGTATAAATTTGGAAATACAAAAAGTGCAGTATCATAATTAAACCAGTCACTTGTAGAGCTAAAATATCTGCACATTTTTCCAATACCAGACCCCGGTGCACCAAAGTTATACAGATTCTTATTCAAGGTTGATGCAACTAGTTTGCTATAAATATCAGATTCCGGAAGACCTACCCCATATGTAACGCTACATCCAAATGTAGCGATGTTGTTTTTTGTAGTAAAATCAATATTACCTCTAAACCCATATTCATTTATATGATACACTACATCATCTTCCCGGTAACTAGTCATTTGTTTTTTAATCGCAATTTTAGTGTCTTCAATTTCAAATGAGTTAATATACTGCACATCAATTGACTCTATAGTATTCCATATATGCTTTGCCGATGGTTCATTGTGATGACCGTGAGTATTAACCAACATCTCAGTTCGCATTCTATTTTTGAACTGACTAATTGATTTCCAAAGTGTTATTGACCTGTGATCATGCATTGTCATTAGTTACACCAACTGGTTTTGGCTTCACCGTAGTATTCACGTGCAAAACCATTAGCAATAAGACCACGGCGTACACTTTGACCATTTACTATGATATCACCTATAACTCTACCACCGAACTTGTCCCACTTGTATAGAATAACTTGATGCTTAGGTGCGCTTTTAATCAACTGCGTAGTCCAAGCACTTGCAGCTTGTGCTCGTTGATCTTCTTGTGGGCATTGAGCACGAAATCCTTTTTCGGGTGTGTCCACTCCGTAGATACGCACTGCCAGTTCTGGCTTGAGAGGTGCCGGCAAAAACGGTGCCGAGATCACAATAGTGTCGCCATCACTGACTCGTATAATTTTTGCATCATATGTCATACCCTCAGGTTCTTTGGGTGCTTTTTGTGCATATGCTGTAGTAGCTAAGGCTAACAATATTGTTGTTATAATTTTCTTCATGCTGTCTTTCAAAATAAAATGCTCACTTGAGCAAGAGTCTGGCGTAACTCTTTGCCGGGGCAGCAGCCGCCCCTTTGACGCCTGAGCTTTCGCTCTAACCGATAGCGACACCGGCCCTAAGGTGGGTTCGTTTTACTCTAAGTTTATGCCCGAGATTTCTTCAAAATACTACGCAACATCCAATTGTGCTTGCCATGTGCATCTATGCGACTTGCAATAAAGTCGGCAATACCTTGCTGGTCTTCTTGTTCTGCAACATGAAATGCTTGTTTCCACATTTCTAAAATCTTATTGTTATCTTCGTACAACTCTGTCATCATCAATTCACCTCGAGGAATCTTTGTTTGGTCTGGTATCTGACTTAATTCTGCAAATCTAGTAATGGAGCCTGGGGTGTAACTGTCCAATTGTCGAATTAATTCAGCGCACTTGTCAATTGTGTTGTCATACACTTCTTCATAAAGTTTTCCAAGAAACTTATGATATTGTGGGAAGTCTGGGCCTTCAACATTCCAATGAAAATTTTGTGTTTTGATTACAAACGCATAACTTGTTGCGAGTAATACTTTGAGTGCGTCAGCTAACATTATCTTGGGTATCCTTTCAAATTCCAGTAAAAGTCATAGTCTTTCATTTACTTATCTCCTTGACGATTCTCGTCTACGAGACCTTTCATGATAGCACTTTCTTTTGGTACACAATTATTAACTCTTGTGTCACCCTTCATTTTAGTTCCTTGCTTTTTATAGCCTTTCCAGCAACTAGGATCTAAGCGTTGGTCTTCCGCCACACCTTGACCTTTGAGTTGACGAGTAATTGAATTTAACTGACTCAAATTCACACTACGATTTGCATCATCGTTCCAGATTAGGTCAACACTGAATGGTTTGCCATTTTTATAAAAATACAACTCATTGCTGGTAGTTTTGAAATGACCTGCTCCATAATGTTTTAACACTTTCATAGCATCGTCCATCGTCATAGTTTCTGCAACGCCTTCCGCTATACCTTGTTCTGCTGGCTTTGCCCAGTTAACCATTATGCTACGACCTTTTTTCTCTGCCGCAGTTTCTACTTTATCAACAGCCTCTTGTGCTGACCTTGCCTTGACCTTTACAGAGTCTGTCTGGTGCGGCCCATAGTCAAAACTAACTTCCCATAGTGTAGCGGGTTTTAGTTTGTGTAGTTGTGATGCTGCTCTATCATTTGCCCATTTATCGAACTCAGGCCCTTCCGCCACACCTTGCTCTTTAGGTGGATTTACTGGAACAGTCTTGTAGACACGCTTGATAGGATCCCAAACAGTTTTACGCTCACCCTGTTTAGCCATCTGACCTAGACGCTTTACTTTATCTTGATACTCAGGACCGTAATCTTGCTCTGCTTCAGATACATTCTTCGCTGGAATCTCATGAAATTGAGGACGACCAAATTGAAAGTTTGCTCGTTGAACTGGTACACGACTGAACCAATGACCTTTATGCAATTGTAATCCTAATTCTTGTGCTATTTTTTCTTGACCAGTAGGTACACTATATTCATATACACCGTTACGAGTTTCAGCAGAACTAGTTGGTAATTCATCTGGTTCATTAAGACCAGCATTTCGTTCGCCACTTAAATCGCTTCTACGGCGTGTATCCATAGCATTCTGTTGGTCTTGTTCATCACGATTAAAATAACTTTCATTTAAGCCTTTTAAGATACTACTCATTTTACTTCGCCTTCTTGTTCTTATTATCTAACATGCCGCGCTTGTTAGCAGTTGCCCATGCAATGTTCTCGGCTTCGTCTTTAGATTTACCTAATTTCTTTTCAGACTTTTCAATGTGCTTGACCATACGATCTACTTTAGCACCTTCATTTTTAACCAGAGGGCCACCTGGCTTGCCTGTTTTAGAATATGCACCTGTTAGTGCAGTGTCTGGTTTAGTATGTCCTGGCTTCTTATCATCAAAATCTTTCTTGTATGCTTTTGACAATGCAATACCCGGAGTCTTTTCTTTGGAGCCCTCCGCCACACCTTGCGCACCCTGTTTGTACCCATTGAGATAAGTTGTTTTCATCAATGCATTGGCCATGTGTTGTTTGTTTTTCTCTGCACCAGCTTTGCCATCTTTTACCCCAGCTGAAAACACTTTCTTTGAAGAGGCTTTGTGTGCATCGGTGACTGGGCCGTATGTGGCTCTACCTTCACCTACGCCGCCGCCCGCAATAACACCGGCGCCCTGTTCCATCATTTTTTCGTCATAGTATTCTTTGACAGCATTTAGATAGTCATTTGCTTTGATTAATTTTTCTTGTACCCATCCTTCAAGACCCTCATCTTCACCGCGGTTTTGTAGTAATTGATAGATTGCTTTTGCGTTTTTCATTGTTGCTAAAACATCACTACGAGCCATTTCAACTTCGTGGTCTACACGACTTTGACCTTTTGGTACAAATCCAGTTTTGCGTTTAGAACCTCTACCGGGCATTTGAATTATATCATCTTCTTCTAGTCTAGCTTCTTGCACCGGTTCTGGTTTAGATTGTTTTCTGTTAGAAGCTAACTCTTGACGGGCAGCTTGCTTACTCATCTTGTATTTCTTTTGAAATTCTTGATCGCTCAATCCATCAGGTCCACCTTTTAAGTCAGATGATAATTGCTTCATTGCACCCTCATTTAGACTATTAGCATACGGGCCGTTTTTCTTTTTACTAAGTTGACCGACGGGCTTGATACCCTTAATCTCAGGACGTTTTTGAACCTCGCCTAAGGGTTTAGAAACAGTAGCTACGGCGCCTGCAGTAGTTGTTTCATAGATAATTTGATTTATTTTCATAGCAGAATTCCATTGATAGAGTATTTATCAATTTCCACTATTAACAAAAGATTCAAACTTTTCCGTTAGTATTCGCTGTGGGAGGGATACCTGCTCTACTAGTATTCCAGTAGAATGATTTTGCGTTCTTTTTAATTGAATCAGGTTTAACATCCACTGTTAATGCTGTCTTGAAACGTGGATCGTTTTTCTCTTTTTCGCTTGGGATGTAACCACTAGCTTCGCTTATTCCAATTGGATCTTGGTACATATTCTCAATAGTCAAATGTTGACTATGCAACTTGTCACGCAAATCATATAATTTAGTAATATAGCCCTGACTACGCAATGCTTTATATGCTAGATTTTCAGGACCAAACTCACCACCTTTATCTAAACCTGCTTGACGATATTGTTTAATCTTCTTTAATACTTTTTGAATTTTGTTTAGATTGTTTGATTCTATTGCTCGTTCAACAATATCTAATAACTTAGCATGTTTTGCTTTGGTAGCATTTTGATCAAAGTTGCTTCTACGCTTTGTGGGAATCTTAATCCAGCTATCATTTTTTATGCTGTATTCCCCTAAACTAACCACTGGTTCATTTGCGTCCTGTACATATAATTCAACTGGAACTTTATGTATAGTAATGTCGTGTGTATCGTTGTATATTGTCTTTTTTGCTTGAAACAACTCTTTATATACATCACTTCTAGGCAAATCATTTACATTGACTAATATATGCAAATCTAGGTCACTGTGATCGGTGTAACTGTATGCTGCATTACTTCCAGAAATAGTGATATCTCTCACATCTAATTCATGAATTCCCATCTCCTGCAGGAAATCATCAGCTATTGCTTCTAATTGTTGCTTAACTTCTGGGCGCAACTTAGTACCATTCCACAACTTAGGATTAAGTTTGTCATGGAATGTAATAGCATCAGATATTTTGAAGGAATCAAGTTCTTTTAAGTTCATCTAGTATTTATGATTAAGTTTGTTCATTTAGTTTTGGAAAATATTTAATAAACTTATCGTCACTGGCCGGGCGCAAATACTTTATTTTATCGTATATTTCATTGTAAAAATTCCAAGCTAATGGTATAATAATTAAATTACCCTCAGTATTTAATATGCTACTATCTTTCACAGGGATATTACTTCCCGGACATAATAAACCTTGTTTTAGTGGGTTGTCGTCAATTATATAATCTAATTTAATTCCACCTGCATTAAGAACAGTCATACCTTTTGCAGCAGCACCATATCCAATAACCTTAGTTGGTTGTTGCTCGATATATTCTTTAAGTTCACTTAAGCAACGCATTGCATTTGCTCTATATTTGATATAAAAGTTCCTGTTATGTCTGAATTTTTCATTTTCTAATTCAGCCTTAACATTCGGGCTTTCTTTTGGAGATTTACCAATTTCAAACAAATAACTCATACCATGTACGTTTGGTTTCCAAACATGATTTAAATATAGTCCATTACGTTCAACTACGGTTTTCATACTACACACACTAAAATAACTAATATGCTCATGGTATATAGTATCAAACTCATTATTTTCAAACATATTAGCCTGGCTAGTTTGAATTAATAATGTTGTATTTGTGTGCATTACCAATTTACATGCCTGTAAGAATTCATCTATTTCACTAGTATGTGCGAATACATTCTGAGCAGTAATCAAATCCATTTTAGGTAATGTGGATGCAACTTTAGTATTCCAGAAATCACATATTACTTCATGCCCCTTTTCAGTACTAGTTGAATGTAAATTCTCCGCCGGATCAACCCCGTATGTCAACCATCCTCGTTCTTTAAAACTATCTAATTGGGTGCCATCATTACATGCAATATCTAATACCTTGCCCACTTTGTTTACACTATTAGTGCATTGGTCCGCGTTCCAATCAAAATATTCTTTTAATGTTTGACTAGTACCACTGACATATATGTAATTACTAAACAATTCTTTGGGATCAACTGCGATACTTAATTGTGTATGCCAGCAATTATCACAGCCCATTAACTTCAATTCATAGCTAGGTAGTGTTTCTTCTGGCTTATGAAAACTATTTGCAGGTGGTTGTGATTGTAAATCTAGAACTACGAACAAGTCAGTATTTTCGCAGCATAAACATTTAGTTAGGCGTTTATAGCTGCCTTCTGGTGCACCGTTTACCTCAATTTTACTTATAACATTAGAATCATCAAGCATGTCTTCAAATTCACTGTCATCCTCTATATATATGATTGAATTTTCTATAACTGGTTCTTCTACACTTTTGCTATCTACTTCTACTGCCGGGATTTCTATCATGGGTATTCTATTACTCCAAATAATTTTTTCATACTTGTTGAGTATTTCTTTTACTATAATATCAATTGTAGTTTGCCTGAATTTAAAATCAAATGTTTTTATAAACTTAGTTGAATCTAATTCGAAACTGAATACGTTTGTTATTTTAGAATGGTTTTCAACTTTAACATTTAGTATATTAGCAACCTCTTTAGCAAAACTGTTAATTGTTCCATTAATACTTGATAAATTGAATACCTCATGATGTGCGATTAATCTGTCTGTTTTGTCAATAATTTGTTGTATAGCTCGTACACAGTCTTGCATACCTAAAATACTTCTATGATTCTTTCCATTATAACATACAATCTTGTCTTGCGTTTTTGCACTAATTACCATAGAATTAATCATTAAATCACTACGACTATAATCACTAGCGCCGTTTAATGTAGCAAACCGCAAACCTACTGTTCTACAACGTGCCCCGGACGCAATCTTTTCAATCATTTGTTTTGTCAAATCATATTCATTCTGCGCTGTAGCCAATGACATATTTTCATTGCGATTCTTTCCACCCTGACCATATACGCTACCACTACTAGAATATATTAATGTTTGTTTTTCTGTCAATTTGCTAATTAGGTCACTGAAGTTAGTGACATTATTTTCCCACGCCTCTTCATAATTATTTGCACACATTGCCATTGAACTATGACCGGCTAATAAGATTACATATGTAAATTTACTATAGAATTCTTTAGATAAATCTTTAAAGTTTTCTTTATAGTCGGGAGTAGGGCCACCGAACCACTTTAAGTCAACTGTAGTTACTAAGTAGCCTTTATCTTTCAAATATTTGTTTAATGCAGTACCGATATAACCACTACTACCTATGATTAATATAGACTTGTTTAAGTTTACAACTCCATTAAGGTTAGTTACAACTATTTCTTTTTTTATTGGTTCATCTTTAGATTTAATATAGTCCTTATAGAATCTATTGACTTCCCATTCAACTGGGTAAGGTAACTGGTTTACTTTAATATTCC